TCTGGTAATTTATGCCATCCAGTCTTTTCCCAAACTTTACTTTCTAGATATGGAGACCACCTTTCACCTTCAAGCATAGCCTTAGCCTGCTCTAAACCTTCAGGTGGTTGTACTGCTGATCCACCAGCAAATATATCCTTCTGTGGCAGATCAATACCAAACTTCTTCATCACACCAGGCACTAGGTTAGGATCTGAATCCTGTAATAAGTCCTTAGCATTGTTCTTGGCCCATCTCAATCCACCGATCAAGGTAGGAATAGCGAAACCAATACCTGCACCTTCTAATACTTGTTTACCTCTAGCTTGTAGTCTCTCTAAAGCATCAGCATCTTCGCCCACCTTAGAATCAAGGAACTGAGTTAGCGCATTATCCATGTCTAGCTCTCTTAGTAGAGTAGCCACGTTACCACCAGTAGGATCGAATGTAGCATCTGCTAATCCACCAGCCATCATTTGCTTAAACAAAGTAGCACCTTTACCGATACCACCTGCTGCGCCAAATACTGACATGAACTGTGATAGACCTCTTACTACGCCTTCTGTAGTAGAGTCTGGGTTTGATTCAAGGATCTGTGGAATCTTTAACCAGTCTTCTTCTTTGAAGTCACCACCAAGTGCATTAACAACATCACGAGATAGATCAACCATCCCTTGTGGTGCGTCATGTAATGCGCCTTCAGTCATACCACGTAAGATAGGATTCTCTTCAGCTGATCCTTTAACAAACGGTGCAACAAATGGCCATACTGTTTGCTGGCCACCTGTAGGTAATATATCCCATGCTTCTTGTAATAAAGGCTTATCTACTTCAGGTTGAATAGGCTCTTGTACAACAGGCTCTTGAGGATCTAAAGCATAGATCTGAGTTAAAGCATCTACCTCTGGCTCACGAACAGTCTTGCCCATGATTGAAGGGATTAGCTCTTCTTGCTCATCTACTTCTTCTACTACTTGCTGTTTCTTGTAGTCATTGAAGTATTGCATAGCTGGTGAGGTGTTAATTTCTCTATCTTCAAGTCTGTCCTTGAAGCCACCCATCACATTATCACCTTCTGGCTTATCGTTCAAATAAACGGTTACTTCTAGCATTATCTAGACTTCCTTAAATTATAAGCTTCCATGTACTCATCAATAGCATTGAATTGTTCCATGTATTGTTTATCTGTAATCTGGTTACTCTCTAATAGAATTGCCAATGTCTGTTTAGATACTTCAGGCTCTGGTGCTTCTGCTGTGCCTGACCAGTTTGAACTCCAACTAGCTTTAGGCTTGGCAGATTCGGACGTACGCTTGTACTTAGACTTAATAGCATCCACTTCATCAAGGAAGTTCTGATCTGGACGTAATGTCTTTTTCAGTTCGTAGATCTCTCTGATTGCTCTATTGATATTCTTAGACTCGTTAGGCAAGAATGCAGCTAATGGACCAGTAGTTCTAAACTCAGTCTTAACCTCGTTGATAGCCATCTGGTAGTCTTCATCTTTAGTAACATCTTTCAGTCCACCATCTCTTAGAGTAGCAAGCATTTGTTTCTGTGTTGCAGGTGTGATCTGCTTATTGGCTACAGCTGATTGAATTTGGTCATATACTGCAAACTGATCTGCTTCAGGATCAAACAAGCTTGTGTATAAGTTTGAAACAACATTGTCATCTTCTTTATACAATCCACCAGATTGAATAATCTTTAATAGCGTGTCATGACCTTTGTTATCAATATCGCCACTTGCCAGTGTCTGTCTGATCTCATCAGCAGTAACAGATGTAGGATCTTCAACGATTCTATCAAGCATAAATGAATATTGGTTTGAATGCTCTATTGCTCTGTCTGTTGCTATTGCATCTTGCATACGATCTTGCTGGCCTTGATAGCCACCTAGAATAGATAACATCTCTTTAAACGTCTCAGATTTATCTTCATCACTCATTGCAACTTTAACTTCTGGGAATAATGCTTGTAATTGTGGTCTAGAGCTAAAGAATTTGCTCGGATCAGCGTTAAAGTCCTGAATGGTTTGCCATCCATTGCCTTTTTCCATATTAGCCGTTAATTCGGCCATTGCTGCCTTCTTATAGAATCGACCTAATAATGCGTTTTCTTTCTTAAATGCAGCATCACCAGAAACACCAAGCTCTAGTAAACCATCAACCTTACCTGCAAACATATCTCTCTGCGTTTGGAATAGAGGTGCAATGCTTTCAACATAACCTTCTCTAACTAGAGGATCGTTATGCCAAGTATTAACAGTTGAATCAATTAAATGCTCTGTATCAATAGCCCACGTCTCAAGATTGTGTTCTGCTGTCTGTAGGTTTCTAGCCCTATCTAGCTTCACCTTCTTGGCATAAACACCCTCACCATACTGAGCAATCTTATCATCAGCTATCTGGCCAAAGGCTTTAGCAAAGTCTGCACCAAGAGCTTCATCCTTAGACATTGCATCCATCTTAATCTTCTTGAATGCCTCTGCCTTCTCTGTAAATGTAGCGTAATCATTCTCATGGTCAATAGACAGCTTACCGATCTCAGTAATAATGTCATCTTCTTGTGAGTTGATATAGTTTTTTACATCTGCATCATGTTGTTTGTTCACACCTTGTTGGTACTGAGCTATAGACGATGTAAAGGTTGACATTGTATCAGACAATGATTCCCATGGACTAGCGCCAGAAAGATCTAATTGTCCTGCTCTTCTTCCTTGTTGGAACGTATATTGTTGAAAGTCTGCCATTATGATTTCCAGTCCGTTTGTGAGTTAGTTGAAGCGGCACTCATTAGACTACTACCAGCCTTCCAGTAACCAGCTCTTTCTGCTGCGCTACCTTTTGACTGTAAGCTCTGAATAGAACGACTAGTAGATGACGCATCAGCACCCGACTCTAAGTTATAACCAAGCCTAGATTGCTGTGCAATAACTGCTGCCGAACCTTCAAATCCACTGATACCTCTTCCTGCCCAATAAGCTCTCTGGCTTGATTGTGCTTTTCTTAGATTCTGTAACCTGATAAGCTCTCTATCTTTTAATGCTTGGTCTTCTGAGTCAGCTTGCATCTTGTATGCAAGTTTCTGCTGCTTACCTGCCTGGGCAGATGCTGCTGCGCCTATAACTGCTGATGCAATAAATGCTGCTTGTGCCATATTATCCGCCCTGTGCCTGTATTTCTAAAGTCAGTCCTAACAGTGTCATAGGTGTAGGATCTGATTGTGTAACTGTTACTTGTGTTGTCTTAGAGTAGCCTAACATAGGTACAGTTTTAATTCCTGTAAAGCCTGTTGGTGGAACGCCTAATACGCTAGTTCCAAACCCTTTATCTGTTACTGCCTTACCGTTGATTTTAATACCATTTGCTTGATATAGTTGAGCAGATACACGTAATATTCTACGTTTATTTACATTGATAGGCCCTGTCTGGAATCCAACATTAACAGGCATTGTCTTAATCTCAAGATCGTAGTTTAACCCAACCTCAATATTAGTTGCTGTACGTGCTAATGTAATAGACCCTGATGCTGGTGTAGCCTTATCCATAACTGAACTATCCGCTCTTACTCTACACTCTTGTCCGTTCAAATGACCTAAGCCTGTAACTGTTGCAGATGCTGGACTGTTTGTCACTTGTACCGCTGAGTCTGTGTAGTAGTTATTATCTAGTGCTTCAATTGTATATATAGTAGAGCCGTTGATCGTTCTCTCTACATGGAAGTAAACAACATCCTCTACGACTGAAACATCTTTAATGTTTCCTGTAGTGTTAAATCTTGTCCATGCTGTAACTGATTCAGCTCTGTTTGTAATAAAGACTGCCACTGTGCCATCTGCATTAACGATATATAAGTAGTTTCCTTCGTTATCAATATCGCCAGTCTGTGCTGCCATAGCAACTGGTGAATTAATAAGATGAGGGGCAAGCAAATTCACCTCAGTGGAGACGTACGAGTTTTCGGTATAAGTATATAAATACTCACGAACCTGCCTGCCGTTCCTTTGAATAAACATTGTCGCACCATCTACGTTAATAGGTGGAACGCCTTTGAGTACACCAAATCTTGTTTGACGCAATACACCGACCGATGAAGGCTTAATAGGACGATCTGGAATAAAGAACTCACCACCAGATGTAAATATCTGTAAATGTCTTCCCGATACTAGATGATAGATCGCATTAACCTGATCTGTGTCCATAGTAATGTCAATTGCATCTGCATCATCACCGAACCCACGATCAAAGTTAAAGAAGTCACCTGTTGCTGATCCCCATAATGTTTGTGGTCGAGAAGTAGAGTTAGACAACCACATTCTTGATTCATGGAATGTTACTGAGCCAGGATAACCATGTGCTGCTGACCATACTGGCTCTTCTAGTGAAGCGTCAATGCCAGAGATACTGTTATTGTTTATAAATTCTTGTAATACTGTTCCACTAAATGATGTGGATGAGTTGTATGCTGTGATTCTTACAACACCACCGTTACCTTCAAACATGCCACCAACGTGATCTGTTGTAACAGGCGAAGCACCAGAACAAGTGATTGTAGTTGTGTCTCCTACTTGCGGATTAGAACTGCCACAAGTAAACGTGCCTGAATCATAGTCTCTATTGAAATCATACGTTGGATAGTAACTAAACGTCATGTTAGACATTGTCCACGTAGAGTGAGTTGATCCACGTACAATCTTTCTAGGAACATAGTCGTTATGACAGATAATTAATGTATCAGCACTTTGAGTCCATACAATCTCTTTAATCTCTGCTGCGCTATAAGGCACTGTTAGATAATCATTACCAGATCCGTTGATGTTGGTCTGTAATACACCATCCATGTAGATGTACATCTTAGAGTCTACAAATACAAGAAGGTATGTTTGAGTAATGTTAAATTCAAAGGTAACAAGTCGTACTGCTGACTCAGTGACTGTGTCAATGTACTTCATGCCTGGTCTGCGCTTAACGCCACCCTGGCCTAGACAAATAACATTAGTTAATGTCTCTGCGCCTTTGGCATAACTCTCTACATCAATCCTTGCTGCTAGTCTTGGGTCAAGCTCTCCAGCAATAAACGATGCTTGAGATGCGGTTGCTTTAGCCATTAGTACCTCGAATTAATTAATCTTGATCCTTCAAAGGCAGCTGGGCCAATCGAAGGCGTAGATTGTGAATCAACAGTCTTAGCTCTTTGTAATTGTTTGTCAGCTAGTCCACCGTAATACTCACCCTTAGTTGCTGACTCAGTAATAGGGATAGCAAATACAGATGCTAGTCTTAGTTCTAGTGCTTCAGTAAAGTAAGCTGGCAAGAATGACTCATCTGGTTTGTATGTGTAGTCCAAGATCATTGTCTCATTATCTGAATACAGCTTATCAGCATAGATTTGGTAGTTATCGTTACCTTCGTCTATGTGTTGAGCTACTAAGAAGTCAGTAGGCAATTGATATGCGTACTTCCACTGGTTAGTAGGTGCTGCTGTTAGTTTTGATAGTGTTGCCTTATTAGAAGCAAAGCGCCAAGGATGAAGTGTTAGTAAGCTTTCAAATGTAGCGTGATATAAGTTTGCTGCAATAAGAGCAGCTACTGTGTCTTCTGTAAATGAAGAGATTGGGTTCTCACCGATCAGTAATAAAGCATTAGATGCAATATCAATATCTGTGTAGTTCTTAACAGCTGACATATTACCTTCCTAAATTGATTTAAGAAAGACCCCTCCTAAGAAGGGCCAGTCTTAACGCAACTTATGCAGTTTCGTCAATGTCTACTTGTACTGTACCTGTCTTATCAACAACTACCGCACCAGCTTTAACTTTACCTAGTGATAACCAAGAAACCTTCTCAGGTACGTAGTTCACTTCAGTAGAAACATCAATACCTACAGCTAAACCAACAGCTGACTTGTGGTATGCCCAACAAGAGCGGATGTTAGAAGCAACAACTAAACCACCTTCAGAACGAGTTTCGATCATCTTCCACTCGAAGCCCATGAATGTGTTCATCTCACCTGACATCAATACACGTAGTGCGTTGTAATCAGCTGAAGTGATAGTTGAATTGTTCATCATTGATTCGATTGCCGCAGCAGAACAAACCATAACACGACCTTCCATTGGAACACCAGCGTCATTTAGTTTAGATGAAGCTTCAGCGATCTTAGCCAAAGTCATGTTAGTACCACCGTTAGCGATAGAAGGCGGAGAAGACACCGCTTCTAAAGCATCTAGGATTAGTTGGTCAACTCTACGACCTAACGCACCAGCAATAGTACCTGCTAATTCGTTACGCTCATCAAAGTTTACTTCAGCAGCATCAAAGATGTCTGTGTACTCAGGTGCAACATAGTTACCAAGAGTACATGCAACTTTAGCATGTGAAACGTCCATTGCTGAAACGTCTGATTGAGTAGTACCACGAGCAGCAGCTGTGCCTTTGCCCATAGTACGGAAGTTATGTGTATCACCTACTACGCCTGTACGAACTCGTACTGTATTACGTAATTTACCTGCGCCTTGAAAGGCATGTTTTACTTCTGCGTCAAACTGTGCTGATGCCGAAGAACTTAAATTAACTGACATGTTAATCTCCTATGAATAAAAAAATTATCTTACTTTCTCGATTCAAAGTGGCCATATATGGGTTCGAATCTAGCGCTTTAGAGGCGCTTAAACTACTCATACAGGCCGATCAACGGGTATCTGTGGCTTGATTATAACAAAAAGCTACATCAAGTGTTAATTATTTACTGTCTAATTGTCTTTGCAGGTTCTTTACCAAAGAAGTTATCAAACTTTTGCTTAACTTCGTCTCTATATACTGATGATGACTGGTATCTCTCGTCTTTCATTAGATCATATAAAGCCTCTTTAGTAACGGTGTTCACTGGTTGCGCTGTATCAGGTGCTGAAACTTGCGTCTCTCTAGAGAATGACTTCATCCTTTCTAGTAACTGAAAGCCTTCTGCTGTAGTAGCCATAGACTGCAACGTCTCAAACTCATTAGCATCTAGATTGCCCTTGCCCCATTGAACCATGTCTTGGATTCTTTGGTTAGCATCTGGACCGATACGCTTCATCTCTGCTTCCATGTCAGGTTGTTCACCAGCCATACCGTTAAGATATACACCAAGCAACTCACTATGAGCATCTTGAGATAATCCTGCTGCTTGCGCCCACTCATTGAAGTTTTCCATTAAAGCATCACCTTCTGGAATCTCTACATTCATGCCTTCAGGGATAACTGTTTCATATCCATCTTTAGGTGCGCCAGTGAAAGAGCCTAACTTAGACTCTAAGCCGTTGTATGCTTGTGCTTGATCTGCAATGGTAGCGTACTTACCAGCTTTAAACCACTCTGGTGCGTCACCTTGTCCTGCTACACCCTCTGATAAATACCATGCGCTCTCATCTACTGCTGATGTTTCTACAGTTCCTGTTGCGCTCTCTTCTGTTGTTGCTTCTGGTGCTGCTGCCTCAGATAATAATGTTTCTTCTTCCATAACTAGTCTCCACGATTGTTATATTTACCACTCTCTTGTCTCATTATGCAGGATTTAAACATCCTTACAACTGAGTTCTGCCCTTCACGATAATACCCTTGACCTTCTACTTGGCCAGGTGTACATACCGCTGTCTTAATGTATCTCTCATCTAACCACTCAAGAACCTTCTTACCATCTTTACTCTTGAATACTTTTGCGATTAACGCATCAAAATCTTGCTGGCTGTTTATCATTGGCCTTCCATAGCTTGCATAGCTGCTTCAGGATTCTGCATTGCAGCTTCTTCCAACTGAGCCTGTTGAGCTGCTGCTTGCATCTGTTGCTTTATTTCAGCTCTAGCTTCAGCATCTCTAATCAATGTCTTATCAACACCTAATAGTTTAGCGATATGCTCAGGGAATGCTTCAAGATCTAGTCCTACTTGCATTGCCTCTGGGCCTACCATGCCTGCAAACTGTACGAACTGTGCAAGCTTATTAACTTCATCCATGTCTTGCTGTTGAGCAAGTGGTGAAATAACTTTAATCTCTACGACTTGACCACCTACCTTAATAGGTGCAACCTTCTTAGCTTTCTCAAGAATATAGTAAGCACGCTTAATCAGCTTATTAATAAACTCAATCTGCAATCTACCAAATGATGCTCCGATGTCTGACATTAGCTCTTGTTGTCTAATGCCAATCTCAGTTGCTGACTTAGTTGGTCCTGCTACTGGGCCTAGCTGGTCATGATACAAAGCTTTACGGATGTTATCTCTCAGATCACCTAAGATTAACTCTGATATATTAAAGTTGCCACCTGATACTAACGGCTGTAATGAACCTTGTTGTCCTACTGGAACTACTGAACCAGGTGCAATGCTAATAGTCCAAGGATTAAGTACACCATCATCTACTGCTGTGTAAACACCTGCAATTTCTTTCTCAGCATTCTTCAATACAAACTTAACAACTTCATTAGCTGTCTTAATGTCTGGTAATGCTGTCATGATAGGACCACGACCATAGCGCTCGCCTGCTACCTTAGACCATCTGAATACAATCCAAGGACTCTGCTCAAAGTAATCTTCAAACACAACATGCTTAGTAGCTGACTCAATAACCACAAATGTGTAATTCTTCTGTTTATCATCCCAGATAGTAGCTTCAATAATATGAACTAACTCATCTGGCTTCTCTTGCAACATCTTCTTGACTGCTTCTGAAGCTGTACCCTTTGGCCAGATACGCTCAATGTCTCTAGCTGCCACTGAGTGATCTCTAAATACATTCTCGACTGTACCGCCTGGGCCGTCTTCAATAATAAGTTGTTTCAGTGGAACGGCTTTAAATCTTAATAGATCTTCACCTTCACCTTCTTCTAATAGTAATGCGCCTGTGCCTACAGCAAGATCAAGAAACGCTTCATTAGCTTCTGTAGCCAAGTTAGAGTTGTTGATATACGAGAATAGAGTGTCTGCCTCTTTCTCTAGCTGCTTATCAATCTTAGTCTGTTGATCTTTAGGAATTGCTGAACCTGCTGCCAACTTCGCCCACTTCTTAAATGGTGGTACTAATGTTGACTGCAATCTTGATGCAAATCTCTGTGTAGCAATCAATGCTGTAGAGTCATAGATCCTTGTAGTCTTTTTCGCACCTGGACTGTGTTGATTAAACACTTCACGTTGGGGTAGTGCATATTCATAACACTCTTTCCAATGCTGTTCCCAAGATGCTCTATGTGCTTTTGCAGTCTCGTATCTTTTAATGATAGTTGCAACTGCTTGATTACTCTTACTGTATTTTGGCATGTTTTATCCTAATCGTTTATACCAAGTAAGGTGCGATCTTTAACACCGCTTCTTACTTTTTTAGCTACACCAGGTGCGCCACCTTCTTTATGATATTTTTTAACCACTGCAACACCTGCTGGTGTGCCTTCGCTTGCTAACTTCTTTACAGCATCTCTGCTTTTCTTGAATGCAAATCCCATAACGCTACCCTTCTTTATCTTTCAGTAATGATCTTCCGCCTCTTCTTGATCTTGAGGCTAAGATTCTAGGTCTGTTGGTTTTATCCACATCTTGTAAGACTCTTCCTCTGTTGTTTTTTCCATGAGTAATCTTATCTTTATTTATTTGCTCTCGTAAAGCTGGATTGGTTTCTATGGCCGTACTCTTCAGCTTCTTCATCGCGCCTGCTTTGGTTAAAAGACCTGCGTGCATGCCGCTCTTCCCAAAAATTCCACCCATAGTCTTATCCTAGTGTTGAGCTTGAACCAATACCTGTTTCTTTATCAGAGATAAGTAGTGATCTGCCTCTTCTACGTCTAATACCTGATGAACTGCGCTTTGCTTTAGCAAACTCTTCTTTGCGTGTCTCACGATCTCTTAATTCTTCGGCTTTAACTTGAGATTCGCTTGGTGGTGGTGCTTTTGGTGAACTGAATAATCCGCCCATAATCTTTCCCCTGTAAATAGTTATACAATTGTCTTGGTGTAATCACCCAAAAGGCTTTAACACCAATCAGATGCTTGACCATATTAACACAAGTTGTAAGGCCTCGGAAGATAAATTTATTCTCCCTACTCTTACGAACATATATCACCTTATGGCCTAGTTCTATCATCATTTGTGGTACGTTGTCTTGGTCTCCATAAGGCATGACTTGTATCTCTAACCAACACCCTAGTGGATCAACCATCAACCAGTTGTATCCATCCCATCTAAATGCAAAGCAATGTCTGAAGCCTGGTGACGTTCCAATATCCCACCAGTAAAACTCTCCATGATCTACGAAACACACGAACCAATCAATCTCATTCTCTACTAACTCAGCCATTCAACCAGTCTGTATTAGCCATAGGTTGCCTCTTCCCTGCTTCTGGTCTGTTCTCTCTGAATGCAATAGCAAAATACCTGAATGCGTCTGCAAAGTGAGATGACCAGTCATGTAGTGGATGTGGTTTATATACACCCTTCTTCTCATCAAACTCTTTGCGGTATCGTCTCAAAGCATTAAGACCGTCTTTACAGCCTGTCTTCTCAAAGTAACACTTCGGTAGTATTGCTCTCGCAGCATGAATACCATCTTCAACTGATAGTCTTGGTACTACAAGGAAGTTAATGCCTAGCTTACGTGCTGTCTCTAGTCTTGACTTGCCTGTGCCTAATTCTCTCACACCTATATCATGTGGTGCGTAATGTCTGCCTAACACTGCTTGGTTCTTTACTCGCCAGTCATGTAGATAGTTGATGTAGAATCCTAGTCCTTCACCTTGATTCTCAAACGCATGAACAATACGTAGCTCCATACCTACTTGCTGAACAAACCATATAGAAGTAGCATCTGCCACACCTAGATCCCAGTAAGTATCAACAGGAATGTTAGGCTCTACAACAAAGTTCATGATCTGACTATCGTCAATAAACTTAGCATAGTATGATCCATCTCTATTAGATAAGACTTCACCTTCCCAGACATGGTTGTATAAGTCTTCATTCTTTTCTTTGAGCTGTAATCTCTCGGCCTCTAACTCTTTAGGAAACCAAGGATTGTCATTGTAATTTACTTTAACAACGTATGAATCACTAGGTGGATGTAGTACAAAGCGATCGTAGGTATTATCCATTTCATCGTTTGGATTGAATGAACACCAGATCTCTGAGCCTTCCTTACGCAGCGTGGGGATCAAAGTTTCCCATGATGTGTGAGTAACTGATTCTGCTTCTTCCACCCAAACTATGTCCAGGCCTTCCATTGATTTAATCTTAGTGATGTTAGAACGCATACCTTCAAAGATAAACCTTGAACCATTAGTACCTAGTATCTGAGTCTTTTGTACATCAAAGTAAGCACCTAAGCCCATGCGCTCAATAGTATCACCTAGTAGTTGTAACACTGAGTCTTGAATAGATCGTTGTATCTCACGAGAGCATAGTATTCTTACTGGTTTTTCCCATGCTTTCTTTACTAGCATTGATGCAATAGTCCAAGACTTACCTGATCCACGCCCACCATAAGCAATCTTATATCTATGTGGCTTTAGGAAAGGTTCAAACTTTCTGGTTACATCTACATTAACCTTCATCGTACTCTTCTACTTCTCCACCATCAATAATGGTTACAATCACTTCATTGTCATTCTGCATTGATCCAGCTAAGTTAATATCTTTAGCATCACCATATCCACGATCCTTTAATACTGCGGGTGCAAACTTATTCAATACAACAGGGTTACGGTCTTCAAATACATGCTTGGCTATCTCATCTTCCCATCTATCTCTTAGTGCTTCTTTAGCCTGATCTACCGCCTCTGCGAAGTTGTCGGATGTGTTTAACCACTCATAATACGTTGATCTATGTATATCAGCAGTTCTACAGGCTTTAGAGATATTGCAATAACCAGACACCAAGCCATTGATGAACTTGATCTGTTTATCGCTTAATCCAGCGCCTATCAGTATAGGTAAATCGGTCATCCTATCGCTCCCTCTACGCCTCTGAATGATCCATCGTGCGCATCAAACATAAACGTAACTTCTTGGTTAGTCTTGTCTATACAATCACACACATCTTTGCCGTTCATGCCTCTTTGAAAAAAAGAAACATATGTTGTTACATTGTCACCCTCAATATAAAGCTTACCACTCAAGCCTGCACTAACATTTCCAGGACTTATGGTCTTAGTCATCATTGTTAGAAATTGTTGTAAATCACTCATTGCCTTCTTCCCATTGTTCGTTATAAGGTTTAATTCTGTATTGTTCTGTTTCAATAAACATAGGTACTTCTATGTCTTCCCAGTGTTGAACGCTTCTATCACAACATAACACCTCTAGCTTTTGGATGGTGTAGCCTTCAGCGAATGCGTGTATTACTTCTGCCCATTTGTGTGCTGTCATCTTTTTTCCTTTTTTGCTTCTCTTGCTTTCTCAGCTAACTTCTTGAATCTCTTTTGTCTTTCCCAATAGTCTTCAGGTATCTCTTTCAATTGACTCACACCTTAATTCCCATAGACTTCCACCATAGGTCTTCGGGTCTTGGCAGTATTATTCCAAACTCAGCTACAAATCTATCTACTTCTTCTAGGTAATCCTTCATCTCTGCTACCTTTAACTTCTTAGTTTCTATTGCTCTACTTGTTATATTACCATCTAAATCTGTAGAATCAACCGTTCCTAGTAGTTTCCTAACGAGCTTATCGTGCATATCGTCTTTACTATGCCCTATCTCGTCACCTATAATTTTATTCCACATCCACAGTAATTTGTTTTGAGCGCCACTTCTAGTTAATACATCTCTCTCTATAGAAATAATAGCCTTCTCGTCTTCAGGGAACTGACTAAAGTGACTTACTATCATTGATTCGATAATATGTCTCTTCTCTTTCTTGCGTTCAATTACTCGCTTCACATCAACCCCTTCTCAACTAAGATAGTTTGAGTCCTAACCATGCCGAATAAATGACTCAATAATAAATACTCTCTTTCGTGAATAGACTGCTTACGACCATCAAGAACGTCATGACAATTAGCACAACAGTAAGCACCATGAATATCTAGTACCTTGCCACCCATGCCACCACCGTTTAAATGTGCAAAGACAACTGTTTCATTATTAGGACCACCATAACAACCTTCTAAGCGAATAGTACATGCTTGACCCCTCGCTGATTTAGTTATCTTACTCATAGTACTTTTATCTGCCAATCAATACAAGCCTCAATAACATCTGCCACTGAGTACACTACTTTAACCTCTCCACCTGCCTGTTCAATTCGTTCAATCATCTCTTTCTGAACAGGACTTAATCTACCTTTACGTGAGTCTGATGTTGCAGGTCTTTTAACCTCAAGGAAGAATGCTTGTCCTTCATGAATAATACATAGGTCTGGTATTCCTGCTTTTGCACCTTCTGCCTTTAACTTAGCAGCAACAATCTTGTTACGTTGTCCTCCATTCGGCACGCTGAAGTAGAGTACACCTCTAAGGTCTAAGTATTGGCAAATAGCGACTTGCACCTTATGCTCTAAATCACGCATTAATACGCTCCTTGGCTATATCAAAATATTTATCGTCTAGCTCAATACCTATGAATTTTCTGTTTAGGTTTTTACAAGCAACA